CAGTTCCTTGGGCTCTTAGCCCTGCAACTACCCTTTAGAAAGGTAGAAACGGATGTAACCATCACCCATGAGGTTTTCATGAGCTCACGTACCCGTACACGCGGGGGTTTCACCCCCGTAGCCCAGAACGATTCACACAGATTGGGTTACACTTGTGCCGAGACTAGTCTCGTGCACCATGCTGGCCCTTTCGATGTGTTCGGTGGATCATATGAAATGATGACGGATACGACCACAAAAGGCTTTAAGCGTTTACAAAAAGAAGGAAGAGTAATCTTCTCTCCTATGTTTCGCTCTAAGCAAACTGTGGATTATCTTGGAGGCAATGGATGGTCTACCCGTCGCCAAACACAAAGCTGCTCCTCTCCGGTTTTATACCCTGAGGTTAGGCTCGACGTTGGCAATTGGGTAAATCAATACATACCTATGTCGGGTGGACCTACGTCCGTCCCAACAATCCAGGGTATACACTCGGCAGCAGAAATTGCCGCCTTGTGTACTGAGAGCTCTACAAGCGTTTTGAATCAGAGAGGTCGATCGGATTCCAATCTTTGGGAGACGTTGGCTGAACTGGACAAAACAGCTGCCTTATTCAATGTTCCGATTTCGAGGCTGACCGGTATCTTTAATGATGCTGCTAAAGCTAAGAAGGCTGGCAAGTTTGCCGGCTATGCCTTCAATGGCATGTCGAACCTTTGGTTAGCTTATCGATATGGCATTAAGCCTATCGTTAGCGATATCAATGGGATAATGGCGGGCCTCAAGAAAACTGCTGGGAAACAAAGGAAGACCACGAGAGATTCTAAGGCGCTTAACGCGCAGAAGACTATCTCGGGTCCTATCACATGGGATGCTGTGACTGTTGTCTTTAATCGCGAGATTACCGACTTGGTCAAAGTACGTTCCATGAGCCTTGACGAGGTTGACCTTACGTTGTTAAACAACATTGGTTTTTCCTCTAAAGGTCTGATTACGCTCCCTTGGGAGCTCGTCAGATTTTCCTTTGTAGCCGATTGGATCGGTAACGTCGGGGATGTCCTCGGTGCTATCTCTCCAGCAGTTGGGTGGAACCAGCTTGGTTCTTGCCTTGTTATTCACCGCGTTATTACTAACAATATTATCGCGGGTTCGAATACCATTGCAGTTGCCGGCTATGATTTGGTGACCCCCCTTACGGGGGGCTACCATCTTCAGCTGGAAACCAAGCAGCGTGCCTCTCTGTCGACGGCAGGTTTTGTAATTCGATCGGACTTTAGGTTCGATAGTTTTACGCGTGCCGCCGACTCACTGGCACTTCTAGGGCAACAGGCATATAGTCTGTTCCAATGACCTGACTCTTAGTCTTCAATCAACCTTTAGAAAGTTGGTGGTCGAAATAGCTGGATTTTCCAGCCATAACTCACACAGGTAATCCTATGTCACTTACTATCAATGCCAAGACTTATACCGCTGACTCGTATGCCGTGAATGCGGTGGGGTACATTGGTTCGCTTAAGACCGTTTCCGTGAAGGACGATGTTAAGCTCCAGCGTACCGCACCAAAACCCACGGTGACTTTCAGCGGGATTGGTCGCACCCAAGCGAAATTGTCGCGTACTCTCACCCTTACGGGTGCTCTTACGCCCACCGGAGATGGCCTCGTCTCTATTGACGTGAACGTCCCTGTCGGTTTTGCTGGCGCTGATGTTGATGCTTTGCTGAACGATATGGGTGCATTCCTTGCGAGTGCATCCTTTAAGGCCCATGTCAAAACACAACAGGTGAGCTTCTAACGAAGCTTTCCCATTGTGTCGCGCATGATCCTAGCCATTGCCGCTGCGTTAGCCGCGGTAATGATCGTTCTACGTGCTTTCGATTCTTTCGATCGCACGGTAACTTCGAGACTTCGTGATGAAATCCGAAATAAAGCGTCTATATCTGCAAAAGCAGAATCCGCTCAGGGCGGGGAGCTTCAAGTTGTACCTGAAGATCCTTCGCCAGTTATTAGAGGAGCACCGTGAGCATGAGTTCCTTAAACCGCTAGCCGATTCACTTCGCGCTAGAGATTTTGGATTGCTCTACTCTCGGGCTGATTCTTTGTCCAAACAGCAGTATGTGGACGCCACGTGTCATTTTGTGGCGAATCAGTTTGCTCTGCTCATCAAGAAATACCCTTGGACTCAGGCCCAGACTGGGCTTGATCCTCGCGCGTTTGCGGTGAAGACCTTTAACGCCGCTGAGAAGCGGTGTGGTCTCCTTAATCGCAAATTCGCTCTCCTCCGAATAGATCCCTCGCGGGATAAATTCAAAAGAGAGGGTTCCATTGCTAGGAATTTTGTCCGATCTTGTATCGGTACGCGTCCTAGCTATGAAGATATTTCAAGAAGAGCTGACTTTGGTCCCGGTGCCTCAATGGGTGTACACGGAAATGCCACTAGCTATCTCGCTAAGCAATTAGCGCGTCGTTGGTCCGTCTCCCCTGGCGCTCTCCACTTCGGTTTTAAGGCTCTCATACATAACCATCAGCTTTTAGAGGAGTTTCTCCCGAAATCGCCATGCGGTAAGTATTTCTGCCTAGATCTTGAGAAAGCCTTTCTGGCATATCTAGACCGTACCGAAGTTTTGAGAAATAACAAGATAAGCTTTGTACCGAAGACCGCTAAAACCTTTCGGTCGATAGCGGTGGAGCCATTGCTGAATGGATTTCTTCAGAAGGGTTCGGATCTGAAATTGAGAAGCTTGCTACTCAAGATCGGAATCGACATTTCTGATCAATCCAAGAATCAAAGGATGGCCCATTTGGGGTCGCTCGATGATTCTGATGAGGGCTTTGTTACCATTGATTTGTCGTCAGCTTCTGACAGCATTTCGAAAGGTATCGTAAGTTACCTCATTCCTACCGACTGGGTCGACTTACTGAGTCGAATCCGGTCCGATTGCTACAGTCTCGATGGGGTCGTTAAGACCTATGAGAAGTACTGTAGCATGGGCAATGGCTTCTGTTTCCCTCTTGAGACTCTCATCTTTGCTGCAGCATGCTTCGCTAGTGGATGTGGTACGCCGTCAAAAGACTTTAGTGTCTATGGCGACGATATCATTGTTCGCAAAAAGCATGCTCCCCAGTTGCTCGATTTATTGAGCCATTGGGGTTTCAAAGTGAATGCCGATAAGACCTTTTTATTTGGTCCTTTTCGTGAGTCTTGTGGAGCGGATTACTTCGGTGGTGAGGACGTTCGTCCCTTCACCCTTGACTATGCTCTCGACTCAGTCGAGAATATTTTCAAGTTCCTTAACTTGTCGAGGAGAAACGAACGCTGCGATGCGTTCTTTAACTCAGTGAGGGGTCTACTAGTAGACACCTTGCCTCCTGTTCTTCGTCTGTTTAGGCCCTTCCCAGGGCCGGCTGATAGTGGAATAGACTCGATAGGTAGTGAGTTCATGTCCACCCCCTCTTGCCGCTTTAAAAACGGTAAGTGGGAGTGGTTTGAAATTCACCACGAACCGGTTGTCGATTTCGACAGTCTGTCTCGTGCTAAGGATCAACCTTGGTTGATTGGTGTCGCTCTTAGGGGTGCTCTTAGTATTACCTCCGGTAGTATGAAAGGCCTTCCAAGTGTCACGCTTCGTCGTAAGACGAAGGCAAGGATAGTCCGAAAGGGCTATGTGTCAACCAGTAATTGGTTGCCACCCCGATAGCCCCCTTGTGAGGGGATCGGTCTGTGGCAAGGCCTAAGTTTATTCTCGGCCTTGTCATAGTTGGGTGTCTTCGGACATTAAAA